CCAGCGGCGGCACCGGGGTGTAGTCGTAGTCCAGGTACAGCTTGCCGTCCTTGAGGGTGTCCTTGGTGTTGGCGGTTTCGTCGTACCAGCAGTTGAAGCCGAGCAAGTAACCTGCGTTCACCAGCTCGCGCCCCTTGGCGTTGATGCCCTCGATGATGTCACGCACCAGAGTCGGGTGCATCGGCTTGTCCACGGCCCAGAAGTGCGCTTCGGCCATGGTGTCGGCCAGCACCTGGGCGGTGCGGGTGTAGTTCTCGAACGCGAACAGCGGATCCGCCGAGCAGGTGCGGCTGCCCCAGAAGCGGAAGCCATCGCGGCGGATCAGGGTGGTGACGTTGGCCGCGTTGAGGAAGCCCGCGTCGGTGGCCGGATCCTGCAAGTCCCAGTACACGTCGCGGCTGATGCCCTGCACGCCTTCCACCGGTACGTTGGACAGCGTCTTATGCCAGCCTTCGCTTTCGTCGATGTAGGCGCGCAGGCCGAGCGCGCGGGCGGTGGCGTAGGCGGTGGCTTCGGCGTTGGTGGTGGTGTCCCAATTGACGAAGTCCGGCCAGATCACCATAACCTCGCGCTGCCCGAAGTTTTCCTTGTAGGTGGCGGCATCTTCCTTGGTCTTGCAGTTCCAGGCGGACACGTAGGCGAAGGCGCGCAGCTTCTTGGCGATGCTGGCCAGCTCGGTGGCCACTGCCAGGTTGTCGAGGCCCGGCACGCCCAGGATGCGCGGTTTGACGCCCAGCTTGGTCTGGGCCGCCAGCAACGCCTTCATGCCGGTCAGCTTGCCTTCTGCGGTGGTGGTGCCGATCAGGTTGGTGGTGGTCGCCGCTTCGTCGGCGCCTTTCTTTGCGCGCACGACCACAACCAGCGGTTTGGCTTGGTCGGTGATGGCATCGAGCGAGGCGGCCAGGGTTCCTTGGGTGCCGGCTTTGCCAATAGCGGCGTTGACGTCGGTAATTAGGACGGGCGTGTCTTCGGGAAAGAAGGCAGCGTCGGCATCTTCCGCGATCGCCACCAGGCCGATCACGGCGGTGGAGATGGTGTGGATGGTCCGCGTGCCCTCGTTGATTTCGAGGACGCGGACGCCGTGGTGGTAATCGGTAGGCATGCTTTTCTCCGGAGTGAAGTTGCAGAGCAAGCTTGCCGTGCCAATATGGGATGGTCAGTCGATGATGGTTGTGTGATCCCTCCTCACAACGAGGTTGTGGATCCCTTGTTATGAAGGGCCAGATGTACCCATGTTGATCAACGCCAATGACATCCTCCAGCAATTTCTGGAGGTTGCTAAAGTTGGCGATATGCTGCTCGTGTTGGATTATCTAGATGTCAACTCCGAGGCGATTGTTGGTATCCATCAGCGACGATTGTTGGCACGAGATTTAGCGGATCTCCTCTCCAAGGCGTCTCGGCGCGCGGATGCCGAGCGTAAAGCCTTCAACAAACTCACTGACCGTGAGATTCAAATCCTGACCCTCCTTGCAGCGGGCTTGCCTTTCGCAGAAATAGCCGAATGCTTGGGCATCAAAGAGCGAACCGTTCGCCAGCATGTGGAAAATATGCAGGTAAAACTCGAAGCCCAGGGCAGGGCTAAACTAGTAGCAGTGGCCTTTGACTTGGATGGTTTATGCAGCGCATCGGCGGAAACGCCGATGCACAATGAGTGAATAGACCGGCAGAATATGTCCCCGTAATTTAGCCAGAAGCACGAAAGGTCTTTCCCATGCAGTTGCTGAGCAACCCTCATCTCCATGCCATCGCCTTGAACCCTCTTATCGGTGTAACGGTCCGCGATACTTTTGAAAATTTGTGCACACTTTTGGATCGGCTGGGTAACACTTTGTCCGATGCTCATAATGACCCATCTATTGGCTTTATCACTGCAACGTGCTGCGCCGCTTTACGTTACGAAACCAAACGAATAATCGAAACGGAAAGCGAAGCCGCATGAGAGAAGCCCCGTAGATGCGGGGCTTTGTTTAGAACAGTTGGCCTAGCGCATCGGGCTGCCAATTCATGATGACCAGCTCTTTGCTGGTGGGAACGTCGCCATGCCGGTTCGCCACGGCATATTTGATGTCCACCCCCTCCATGTAGAAACCATCAAAACACGCGCGGATGTCCGGGTGATCGTTGATCGACACCATCACCTTACCCTTGCAGGACCGCATGAACTCGGCCAGCGCCTGGTATTGCTCGAAACCGAAGTCCACGCCATAGCCCTCGGTCTGCCAATACGGCGGGTCGCAGTAGAAGAAGGTGTGGCTGCGGTCGTAGCGGCGCATCAATTGCTGCCAGGGCAGGTTCTCAACGTAAGTGCCGGACAGGCGTAGGTGGGCAGCGCTTAGATTCTCTTCAATGCGGCATAGGTTGATCGCCGGGCCAGTGGTGGCGGTGCCGAAGCTCTGGCCGTTGATCTTGCCGCCGAAGGCGTGCTGTTGCAGGTAGTAGAAGCGCGCGGCGCGCTGGATGTCGGTGAGGGTGTCCGGGTTGGCGAGCTGCTGCCATTTAAAGATCTGGCGGCTGCTGATGGCCCACTTAAACTGGCGGACGAACTCTTCCAGGTGGTGCTGCACCACCCGGTACAGGTTCACCAGCTCGCCGTTGATGTCGTTGAGCACTTCGGTCTGCGCCGGCAGCGGCCGCAGGAAGTACAGCGCGGCGCCGCCGGCGAACACTTCGACGTAGCACTCGTGCGGGGGGAACAGCGGGATCAGCTTGTCGGCGAGGCGTCGCTTGCCACCCAGCCACGGGATGATGGGGCTAGACCCTTGCATCGTGGTTTCCTCTCTGGTGGCGCTCGCAGGCGCTCTGGTGCGGGGCTTGTAGCCCTCAGTGAATTCAAGGTGCCGCAGCGCGGGCACTTGATGTTGATCTCGATATAACGGCCTTCGGCCAGCTTGCGCTGGCAGTGGCCGCAGCGGATGTCTTGCATGGGTGAGCCTTTTCTCTGGCTTTCGGCTCACTGGTCTAGTCAGTGGGTTGGGAGAGGCCGGCCGGGTGGTGGAACACCTGGTCGGCTATTTTTTCTTTAGCGCTCCGCCGGCAGCGGTTCGCCCTCATTCATCTCGATGCTTTTCTGGCAGTGTCGCGGGTCGATCCGGTCGAGCAGGCGGCACAGCAGGCACCAGTGCCAGACGCCGGCGCGCGCGCCTTTTCCAGCGCGGCTGCTGATGGTTTCGTCCTCGCTGCCGCCGAGGGCGGCGTTAGCGGCCTGGTCCTGCGCCACGGCGATGCGCAGCGCCCTGGGCGAGCCAGCCAGCGCGGCGGCCAGCCCCCACAGCAGCGAAAACAGCGCAGCCAGCAGGCCCGCGAACCACAGCGCGAGCAGCGTCAGGCGGCGGGCCATTGGATGGCTTCCAGTTGGGCTGCAGCGTCGGCGGCCTGCAGGTCGATCGCCATCAGCGTATCTTCCAGTGCTTGGCGCTGGCCGATGATCTGGCCGCTGGCCAGCGCGTAGGCGGCGGTCTTGGCGCGCACCCGAGCGGCCAGATCCGCCACGCTCAGGCCGCGCGCGGTGGCGATGGCGGTCAGCAGCGGCGTGGTCGCGTTGGGGTTTGCCTCCAGCGCGTCGGCTTCCTTGGTCTGCTGGCTCCAGCTCATCACCTCCGATTCGGGGTAATTGGCGCGCAGACTTGCCATCGCCGCTTCGCCCCCCGAGTTGATGCGGGTGAGCGCAGCGGCGCGCCGTTCATTGAGCGAGAGCGGCGGCGGATCGACAGCGACCGGGTGCCCATCTGCGTCAGCTTCAATCACCTTGCCGGCAGACTGATCCGCCAGCAGTGCTGCGTGTTCGTCTGCGCTGATTTCGACAGCGTCAGTCGGGATGGCATCGCCGTGGATGGCTGAATTGTAAAAACCGGAAACGCTGGCAGCGTAGTAAATGGTCATCGTCGTTGTCCTCAATAGCCGAAAGCGTGCCAGTTAACCTGGGCGGAAGAAGCGTAGGTATGTCCCAGCCAGAAGGTCGATAAGCTCTGCACAGCGCAAATCGCGTTAACGGTCCGATCCGCTCCGTGATGGCTGCAAGTCATCCCGAGACATCCGTTTGGCCATGTCAACGGGAAGCTGTAGGTCTGATTAGTAGCGTTCGGAACCTGCTGGGCTCCCCACTGAATAATCAACCCGCTCGGTAGCTTCTGGTAGCCGTTGGCGGCGAGGGAGGAGGCACCCGATCCGTTGACAGCGCGGAATTGATTGGCGGAGTAGACAATGAATTCAGAGGACGTGTTTCCGCGCAAAACAAAAGACGAGCTGGGGCTGGAATTGGATATGTTTGGGCCGTCGATGGTATTTGCGTTTTGCGTTGCGACCGTTACAACAGCCGCCGCGCCGGCCTCAATGTGAAACGTCACTCCCTTGGGAAGCGTGGTCGCATCCGGAAGGGTCAGCGTAATTGTTCCAGAGCCGATGATGTACTTACCGGCATGAGCCGCAGTCAGTGTCGTGTTGGCGTTGATAACGACGGCATCAGAGTAGTTTCCCAGCGATCTCTGTACAAACTCCGTCGTTGCCAGCGAGGTATCGTTGTCGAACTGTGCCGGCGTCGGCGCAGTCGGATTTCCGGTCAGCGGCGGGCTGTCCAACGGCGCCTTGAGTGCCAGCGCATTGGTCATCGTGGTGGCGAAGTTTGCGTCGTTGCCGAGTGCAGCAGCCAGCTCGTTCAGTGTGTCGAGCGCGGCCGGCGACGACGCGACCAGTGCCGCGATCGCGGCCTGCACGAAGGCGGCGTTGGCGATCTGCAGGTTGTTGGTGCCAGGCGCGGCCGTCGGCGCGGTCGGCGTTCCGGTCAGCGTGGCGTTGTTCGGCAGATCAGCCGATTGCAGTGCCCGGCCAGCCGTGGCACGGCCTTTGCTGTCGAACGTGACGACCGGATAAGTGCCGGCGGCAATGCCGGTGTCGGCCAGGGTCATGGCGGCAGTAACATTGCCGCTGCCGTCGAACGATACAAACCAGCTGCCATCGCCGGTCATGGTGATGGTGCGCACCGATTTGAGGCGGTTGGCGTATTCGAAGGTCAGCGCGCCGGCGACGGCGTCGTCGATCTTCTTCTTGAGGAACTCGGAGCGCTCCAGCAGCTCCAGCGGTGCCCGGTTCAGCGGGCCGCCGTCACCGCCGAGCACGCGCTCGGTTACCTCGAAGCGGGTAATGTCGGGCCAGCCCGGATTGGCTGGCGAGTTCAGTTTGGTCATGGGTTCACTACTCCAGCTGTATAGGTGCCATCGGCGATGGCAAAACCGTTTGCAATCAGGGAAGCGCCGGTGAAGTCGATGCCCCACAGCACGCTGCGGGCCGGGGCGACGTCGGCCAGCACCGCGCGGGCGGTGTTGGACTGTGCCACCGACAGCAGCTTGTCGATCTGCACCCGGTACTCGACCCAGCCGTCCGGGTCGCCGGCGGTTCCGAAGCCGTCCGCCACCAGAGTTCCATCCGCTAGGTAATGCTGGTTGCCCTCCAGGATCTGGACCTCGCCCAGCCCCAGCGCCCGGAACACGTCGCGCACCGCCGATACGGTTCCTTTGCGGCGGTGCACACTGATCGACTGGCGGATCAGCTCACGCTGCTGTTCTTCATTGATGGCGGCGTCGAAGCCTTCGACCGAGCGTTCCCACGCCAGCCACGGCAGCAGCGCCACCGGGCAGCGGGTGGAGTCGGACAGCCAACGCAGCGGCGTCGGGTCGAGGTCCGGCGTGGTCACATCGGCCAGCGCGGCTTCAAGCGCGGTGCGATTAGGGGGCCGCAGCGCGCGGCTCATGCCTTGCCCAACACGATGTCAGTGCACAGCGGGAATTCGCCCACGGCGCAAACCACGTCTACCGCCGGCGAGGCCAGCGAAACGCCATGCACGCCGGTGGTGTGCAGCGCGGCGTCGATCGCCGAGCGGGGCACGCCGCGGCTCAGCCGCTTGTATTTGGCCAACACCGCATCGAGGCGGGTTCGGGCGGCGGCAAGGCCACCGGAAGCGGCTTCGCCGCCCTCCTCGAATTCGATCAGCGCCGACACGGTAAACGGCGCCGGCACGCCGGCCGCCACGGTGACGGTGTCGTTCAGCGGGCGCACGGTC